AATAATATGAAAATAAAATTAAATAAAAATTGGAGGTATGCTGGTCAAGTAATAATGGCTGGAACTGAAATAAAAATAAAGAATGAAGAAACTATTGCTTTTTTAAAAGAGAATGGTTACTTAAAAGAGAAAAAAGAAAAAAAGGCAAAAGAAAAAGTTGCCGAAGAAAATAATTAATTAATATAAAAAATAAAAAGAAATGGCTATTTTAAATGGAACTGAATTGAAAGTTTATAGCTCTGGAACAACTAATCTTGTTGCCTTTGCTCAAAACTGTACAATAAATATAAATCATTCTCCTAGAGAGATTACAAATAAAGAAAGTGGCGGATTTAAAGAAATCTTAGAAGGATTAAGAGATTTTTCTATTGATGTTGATGGGGCTTATGCATGGACTGATGCAAGTGGAACAGCTTTAGCAAATGGAGCTGATGACTTAGTTAATAGCAATATATTAACAAGATCTGCGGTATCATTTATTTTTGGTGATACACAAGCGTCAGATGATGTTAGTTATTCTGGTAGTGGTTACATTACATCTGTAAGTTTAACTGGCGGTACCGAAGATTCCGCAACTTACAGTATTACCATCGAGGGAAGTGGGGCTTTAACTCAAACAGTACAACCATAATAATTTAGGTGAGGAGCTTTGGTACTTTTTGTTTAGTACCATTGCTCCAATCCTTACTAAACTAAACAAAAAATGAATTATACTTTTATAGAAATAAATAAAGAAAAACTACCAATTAAGTTTGGTTTTAATGCATTGAGAAAATATTCATCTAAAACAAATACATCATTGCAAGATTTAGATAAACTTGGTGTGGACATGACATTAGATGGTGCGTTAAATTTAATATATTGTGGCATAGAAGATGGACATAGGGCTGCAAAACAAGAGTTTGAATTAACTATTGATGATTTGGCTGATTTAATTGATAATGATTTTGATTGCATAGGAAAAGCAATGGAAATATTAGCTGAACAAATGGGGGGCAATACTGAAAAAAAGCAGAAAGCCAAGAAGTAGAAAATAAACTCTCTTGGCGAGAATTAGAGAAGATTGCTTTTGGACAATTAGGCATGGGAGTAAATGAGTTTTATGATTATTTGCCTAAACATTTTTGGAATAAGTTGGATGGCTTTTACCAGCTTGAGAATATTAGGGAAAGAGGCAATTGGGAAAGAACAAGATGGCAAACAACTTTGTTGTTAAACATACAAATGTCAAAAGGCAAAAGGTTAAAGCCAACTGATTTGATAGAATTTGAGTGGGATAAAAGTAGTAAAAAAATAGATTACGAAAAATTAAAAGCAAAGGCAGAATATGTTAAAAAAATGTCAGAACATAAAAACAACAAATAAATGGGATTAGGTTTAGTTGGTAAATTGACTGTAATGTTTGGAGCTGATTTTAAAGGCTTTGACAAGTCAATGAAAAATGCTCAGAAAAAATTAGGTCGCTGGAGTAGAGATGCTAATAGAATAGGTAATCAGCTAACAACAAATCTTACTTTGCCAATTGTTGCTTTAGGAGCTGGAGCTGTTAAATTAGCATCTGATTTTGAAGAATCACTAAATAAAGTTAATGTAAGTTTTGGAGAATCTTCTAAAGAAGTTCAAGCCTTTGCAAAAACAACATTAAAAAGTTTTGGTATTGCAGAAGGATCAGCATTAGAAATGGCATCTTTATTTGGGGACATGGGTACATCTATGGGTTTAACTCAACAACAAGCATCTGGAATGAGTACATCTTTAGTTGGTTTAGCTGGGGATTTATCATCATTTAAAAACATAAGGCTTGATATAGCCCAAACAGCTTTAGCAAGTATATTTACTGGAGAAACTGAATCTCTAAAAAAATTAGGTATTGTAATGACAGAAGCAAATCTTAAACAATTTGCATTAGAACAAGGCATTACCAAAACTATAAAACAAATGACTCAAGCTGAAAAAGTTCAGCTGAGATATAATTTTGTTATTTCTAAATCTCAAAATGCTTTAGGTGATTATGCAAGAACAAGTGATGGTGTTGCTAATAGTACAAGAAATTTACAAGAAAGTGTAAAAGAATTAGGAGAACAATTTGGAAAAGAATTATTACCAATAGCAAGTGATGTAATTAGAGTGCTAACTAATGTTGTTACAAAAATTGGCAGCATGAGTGATGAAAATAAAAAGTTAGCCATTAACATTGCTTTAGTTACTGCTGCATTTGGTCCATTGTTTAAAGCTGCTGCTGCATTTTTAAGTGTTGTGCAAAAACTAATAATATTTATTCCAAGATTATATGCTGTAATAATGGGACCAGTTGGAATTGTTGCAGCCTTAGCAGCCTTATATATAAAAATGGATGAGGGTGATGGTTTTATAAATAATTTAAAAAAGAAATTTACAGAATTAAAAACTGCAATATTTGGAGTAAGTGAAGAGGCAAAAGCTCTTGATTTTTCTGCAATGCATGAAAAAGCTGATCCAGGCTCTATTTTAGACAGAATGATGAAAGGAGATGTTCCTTTTGTAAAAACAACTCCAAAAGCAAAAACAACTAAAAAAGGTAAAACAGCAAGAACAGACTCAACATTTGTTACAGCAATGGATTCATTACCAGTTGAAAAGCTAAATGTGGAGCTTAGTAAAATACCAGATAAATTAAAAAATGTAGAGGCTCCATTAAGACAGCTTTCACAATCACAAAAAGAATACAATGCTCAAACACAGTTATTTGGTGATATTATGTTTAATTCTATGATGAGAGCTGCAAATAGTCAAGAAGGATTTTTTAGTTCTTTTATAGAAAACATGAAAAAGGCATTAAAACAACTTATGATACAATTAGCTGTAATGACTGCAATAAATCTTTTATTAGGGGGGAAAGGCTTTTCATTAGGTGATGCCTTTTCAGCTGCAAAAACATCAATTTTAGGCTTAGCAACTGGAGGTTTAGTTACTGGTCCAACAATGGCTTTAGTTGGTGAGGGAGCTGGAACAACAGCATCTAATCCAGAAGTGGTTGCTCCTTTAGATAAATTAAAAGGAATGATAAATGGTGGAGGTAGTCAGCAAGTTGAGGTGTATGGTAGAATAAGTGGAAACGATATTTTTATAAGTAATCAGAGAGGAAGTTTAAACAGACAAAGATCAGTTTAATATATGGCATTTGCTAAACAGTATTTTTCATCATATAAAAGTAATAATAACTTAGATTATTATTTGGAGATTTGGGTTGATGGATTTGATTCATCTGCAACTGAAATTTCTGTTGGAGCTGGTGGTCCAGTTATATCTTATGAAACAGATCAAGAGGATAGATTTTCACCAATTTTAAGCTCACAATGTGAATTGCCTTTTGTTGTAAAAAACACAACATTACAAGCCTTTATTCAGCAACTTAGAACAACATATAAAGAAAGGCAAGTTTATCTACATTTATATAGAGCAACATCATCTACTTATACAACAACAAAACCAATTTGGTCTGGGTTTTTAGTTATGGATTTAGGTAGTGGAGAAGATGTTTCTTTTCCTTATGAGCAAAAACTAACATTTGTTGATGGTTTATCTTTATTAAAAGACATTGATTTTGTTGATTTATCTAATGCTGGATCTGAAACTAATATTCAAGGAAGTTATACGCAAGATAATATGTATTATGGTCCAGCTATATATACATTTTGGATTAAAGAAATATTAGCAAAAGCTGGTGTTGCAACAACAACTCAAGGGGTTTCAATAGATTATGGTTTTACAACAGCTGTAAATTGGTACAATGCTGACATGCAAAATACTAATCAAGGAAGTGATCCATTAGGATTAACACAATGTGTTGTTTCTATGTTTCATAATAAAAATGACCAAGATGTTTTTACTCCAGAAAATTGCTATACAGTTTTAAAAGAATTATTAAGGCATTGGGGTGCAAGAATTACTTATTGGAAGCATGAGTTTTGGATTGTCCAAATACCAGAATATATTCAAGATGAAAGTGGATTAATAGATAATCCAGATAATATAAACTCAAGACAATATAATCGGTTTGGAACATTGCTTGGGAGTCAAGACCATTTAGGTGATACATATTATACAAGATACGAGCAAACAATACAAAGCAATCAAGTAAGTAAACTGGTTGGAACTAAGTATAATTACTTACCAATGATTCATAATGCAGAAGCTGATTTTTTAAGTTTTGCATCTAAAAATTATTATGGTGGTTTTCCTTATGGAGTAAGTGCAGAATCACAAGAGATATTTCAAGGAACAATTATTGATCCATCAACAGCTAATTTCTTGTGGTTATCAATTCCTTTAAACTGGACATGGGACATGACTGGCTCAAGCCTTACAGCTGGACATGAAAATGGTTGGTGGTGTTCAGTAAGATTTAATTTTTATGCAAGTGATGGAACAACAACTTATTATTTACAATATGATAGCTCTGGACAAGGCTCTTATTATTGGGTTTTAGAAGCTGACTGGACACCTTTAGGCAATACATCACCAAAATACATAATTAAATCAAGAAGTTTAACTGAAACAAATTATATTGGTTTTCAAGAAAGCATTCCTTTTGTTGATAGTTCTGGAAGTGCTATTACAATGACTGGAGCATGGAGTTTCTTTTTAGATATTGAAGATTTTGCAAATCAAAGTAGTAGTGGAAATAATGGCTCTTTTTATTGTAGATTTAGTGGCTATGCTCCATCAAGTTTTTATGATTATGTAAAAAAAGATCCTTACCAAGAATTTCCTTATTTACCAACTACATCTGACGTTTCTGGAGGAGGTCCACAAACAAAATCTGGAAAGGTTAGTTGGTCAAATACATTAGAAAATCCATCTGGTATGGTGGTTTCTTCTTTTTCTACTCCAGCTGGTTTTAATGCTGGAACAAGTCAAGCTGATATTCAACTTATTACAACATCTGCATTTAAAGGATTATTACAAACATTAAACACAACACAAACATCATCTTTTGGATTGTCTTTAAATACACAAGTTAATAATAGTACAAATACAGAAACATTTAGTTTTGGAACATTATTGTGGGGTGATGCAATTCAGCAATTTGCTGTTGGTTGTTTAAGGGTAAACAATGGAACTGCTTTTGTAAAAACAAATCCAGATGGTGAATGGGGTAGAGGGACATTAACTGGCACTAATACATTTACAGAATTACTTATTGATGAATTTTTAAGTGGACAAATAAAAGTTGTTATTGCTCCAACTATGAGATTAGCTGTTGGTGAAGAAAACAAAAACCAAACTGCAACTGGAACAAGTGGTCCAGCAACAAGACCAAGATATGTTAATCCAATTGGAAGGCTTAGAGAGTTTAGAAGCAATGAAACAGATCCAGAATATATTTTTAGAAGAGGAAGTTTTCATTCTTTATATGATGAATGGGATTATGAAGGTTATCAAATTTTAAGAGATACAGTAAGCTCAACAACAACAACAACTGATATTGGTGATTTAGGTGGTACACAAGATAACAAACCAATTTCTAATGCTAAAATAATTCCAAATGTTACTGATGCTTTAATGCTTAATAGTCCAGTTGCATCTATTAGAACAACAGTTCCAGCTACTGGCTCAAATGTTGCTGTAAATGGTAATTTTAATACGGCTGTTGGTTGGACATTGGGAACTGGTTGGAGCATTGATACAACAGCAAAGAAAGCAAAGTTTGCTGCAACTGGCTCAACATCTGAATTGACTCAATCGGT